TTCCGATCTGGTTAAAAATAAGAGGCTCGACACTTGCGCACTGACAGCCAGAAGGCCGTGTCAACCCGCTACAATAAAGGGTTTCAGGCGTGGGATTATTGGCCTGTAAAATGCTTTGTGGCTTCATGGATTAGCGCTATGTGGTCTTGCAAAACTTGCGGGCAAAATATCTGTAGCTGTCATAAACATTGTATCTTGTAATTATATCATAGTTGACATATACATATAATCATAATATCCTTATTTAATCGTGTTTTTATATCAGCATAATTAGTGGCGTGTAAACTCTATAGTGATATGTCAACTATAGAGTTTACAAATTGTAAAAGACAAAAAGGATTATAGATGGCTTTATTATCACAGTCAGAAGCATTACAGATAATAAATGAGTACAGGCAAAAACCGATATCCAGACAGGCTATATCAAAGTTAAAAAAGCGTGGGCAGTGGAACTTTTTTAGAGGATCAAGTGATGTTGATATTAGCAAATTGGAGTTCTGGGAATATGCGACAGGAGCATCTAAACCCTCAAAATTATTAGACAATCCCCAACAACAAAAAGAGCAGGAGAGTAAGGCATGGAAGGCCAAGAGACACTATGAGCGAGATAAGGGTATTGATTCTAAGTTCGAGGCTGCCGAATTACATGATGAGCATTTGACTCACGCCATTGAAGTGCCCCAAGAAGCAAGGCCTTACAAAGTCCCTGAGACTGCTTACGATACTCTTTCGCCAAAAGATTTGGGTATCGTGCTTAAAAATGAAAAAACAAGACTTGAGATAGCAGCAAAACAACAGGAAGTGATATTGAAAAGCCTTATAGAGCAGTTGTTGGGTGCTATTGACAATGCGTTTACGATGAACTTTATCTATCTCGGCCAACGGGTATCCGCTGAAATAGCATCTAAGCTGGGAATTGTAGGTATGGAGCAGGATATTGAGGGCATTATCAATAGTGAAGTACAAACGGGAATACAGGAGGTCAAGCGCCATTGTAGGCTTAAACTATGAGAAAACAACTCGAAAAACTTGTAGAAAGCTCATATGCAGAGGTGACTAAGATAGCAAAAGAAGAAAGGCCTCTGGAGCTTGTTGACGCAGCCCGTTTTATTTTGAACTCGCTAATTAAGGACAGAGAACCTGATTATGTGCTGAGTAAAATCAATACCTCCCTGTATTATGATATGTACAGCAAATGGGCAATCCAAACAACAGACTGGCTAAAAGCAAAACAGGCTACGATTGACAATAAGCTTAAAGGGAGCCAAGACTTTAAGACTATAGAATTATTGCTTTTAATGCACGTTGTGAAATTAAGACGGGGCTTTGGAACCAAAGTTATCTGGACTCCACCGTCCAATATATTAAAACCACCACCTTATGTGCCCGCTGATAACGTTTTGCAGGACTGGCAAGAATGGCTATTAAGCATAGTTGATTCTTTTCGTGAGGTCAATATTTCAGAAACAGTTGTACAGTTCGCTGAAAATGATAGGTATATAGGCAGTGGGCTTACAGCGACCCCTGGTAAATTTAGCTTTGCCAAAACTCCGTACATGCGGGAAATAGCGGAAGCGCTTTCAGTGCAAAGTCCTGTATCAAAAATTGCAGTGATGAAGGGTGCACAGGTGGGCTTTAACACTGGCTTGGTGGAGAACTTAATGGGGTATTGCATCAAACATGGGATAGGCCCTATGTTGTTAGTATCCGCTGATGCGTCTATTGCTGCTGAAACAATGGAGAAAAGGATTGATGATGTTATCTATAGTGCCGGCCTGCAAGATGCAATAAAGCCGATAATAGAAAAGAAACATAAAAAAACAACTGGTGATACTAAGATTTCCAAAAGCTACGGTGGCACATTCATGCGCGGAGTGGGTCCCAACTCTGAAAGTGGTCTACGGTCATTCCCGATCCGGATTCTCATTTTAGATGAGACTGATGTTTACCCTGTAATGATGCGGGGTGGTGGTGATCCCATAGAAAAAGCGCTCAGAAGAACAAATACTTACGCAAAATATCATCAGGAAAAAGTTTTAGCCGGTTCCACGCCTAAAGACATGGCGACAAGCTATATAATCATATTATTCCGGCGGGGTGATCAAAGGTATTATCAAGCGGTTTGTAAGCACTGCGGTGCAAAACAGACGATGATATGGAGCCAGTTTAGGTGGGAAAAAGACGATAAAGGCGAACTTTTAATAGAATCAGAGGAAAGAAACGGTAAACAAGTAATCGTTAATAGACCGGTATGGTATGAGTGCGCCACCTGTAAAGGCAAGTGGTACGAAAGTGATATCGGCTTTTTCTTATCAGAGGAGAATGGGGCTTACTGGAAACCTACAGAAAAGCCTAAAGAGTTTGGCTTCCGGTCATATCATATTCCAGGCTGGTTTTATCGTAGCTGGCTTGATATTGTGCAGCAATGGCAAAATGCCAAAATGGATAAAAAGCTATTGAATGATTTTATTAATGACGTGTGCGGAGAACCTACAACTGATACGATAGAAAAGCCGACTGCTGAAAACATATCACATTATGCTAATGATAGGGAGAGATGCACAATCCCTGATGATGTGATTTTCTTGACGCTCCAAGCTGATATACAGCAAAATCGAATCGAAGCTGGTTTAATGGGATGGGGTAAAAAAGAGCAAATATATTTTCTTGACTATTGGGTTTTTCCCGAGACATTAGACTGGTCAAGACATGAGGTCGCATCTGATGCAATGCATGGGAGCCCAGCTAATATGGATGATATTACATGGCGGCAATTGTCAGAAAAAATAGAGACGATATATACAACTGAAGACGGCAGAGGTTTGCCTGTGATTATGTCCTTAATAGATGCGGGGTATTTACGGGATAATGTCAATAGCTTTTGTGACGCCTATAGTACTTATGGAATATCAGGGGTTTATCCTTGCGCTGGTCGTGAAACGTTAACGCAAGGTAGGAGATGTAAGCTGATACCCAATGATATTGAGACACCTATGGTGTTATTGGATGATCAGAAGTTAAAAAGAGAGCTTTACACCAAGCTATCGCGCAAGCCACATAAAGATGGTGGGTATCCATTTGGCTTTATTCATTTTGCGGATGGCTTTCCGTCTCAATTTTATAAACAGATCGTGGCTGAAGATGTAATTAAATATACGTCTAAATCGGGCATAGAAACGATAAAAATAGAAAATCCAGCACAAAGACGTAACGAGGTGCTGGATATAGCCAAGATGGGCTTGGCAGCAAAGCAGCTTATGAAGAATCTTTTGTTTGATATGATTAATAAGCAAAGGCGCAAAGATGGGCTGGATTTGTTAGATAATATGGGCGAATCATTTTTTATGAATACCATTGAAGAGTATTTTGACGAATCAGAATAGGAGATTGTATATGGAAATCTTTGGAGCAAAGCACATGAAAGTATCAAGTCTTGTAATGAACACAGGGCAAATTCCTGGTGTGCCTAAAAATCCACGCGTTTTGAAAGATGATAAGTTTCACAAATTACAACAGTCAATTTTAGATGACCCTGAAATGCTATCGTTAAGAGAGATGATAGTATATCAGCAGGGAGATAAGAATATAGTCCTTTGTGGCAATATGAGATTAAAGGTTTTAAGGGAATTAGTAATCCCGTTTGACCTTGTGCAAAGGTTTGCTAATGTTGAGACTATCAAGTTAAGTGATGATAATAGTAGGATTGTCAGTATTGACGTAAAAGTGATCCCCGCTGGGTTCGATGCTAAAAAGCTTAGAGCTATTTCTGTTAAGGATAATAATTCATTTGGCGAATGGGATTTTGATTTACTGGCTAACGAATGGGATACTCCTGAATTGCAAGACTGGGGGCTTGATGGACTACCCACGTTAAGTGAGTTTGATGGTACAGGCGCAGATAAGTCAGGAGCGTCCCCCTGGGATAGAATAGATACCAATGGACATGAAACAGTTGTCTTTTCTTTTGGTGAATGTCATGCAAAAATTCCTATAAGTATATACGAAAGGTTTGCACAAGCATTCAAAAACAGTGCTAATAAGGTACAATTTATTGAGGGCTTAATATAATTATGAGCGTATCCATTATAGACATGAGCTATCAATTAGGTTCTGTTGCAAAGGGTGTAGCAGCGCAATATGTACAATGGCAGTGCAAGCAATTAGGTATTCCACTCACAGATAATTTATCACAGGCAGATATGTTATTGTGTAGTAGCCTTCATCCGATGAATGCGTCTAAAATCAAAACTATTAAAAAAAAATATCCCAACACCTTTATTTGTGTAGGCGGGGCGGGTGCGCTATCTCCTTATACTTACCTGGAGTACGGGGCGCATTGCGTTATACTCGGTGATGGCTACCAATTTTTAAAACAATACAAAAACGACAATAGCCCTGATTTGTCTCTACATAATGTGTTAACTACCAACAAACAGGAAGTGACGATTGATAGTACGATTGACTATCATTGCCCTATAATGAGGTCAGAAGAGGGTATCTATAGAATTTTAGTCGGGCGGGGTTGTAAGCATAAATGTTTGTTCTGTCAGACCTCATGGGCTACCCCGTATAGTGAATCAGACAATATTGAAGCTATGATTAGCTATGCTCAACAATTAATATCACAACAAAAAAAGATAGGTTATATCTCTAATGACTTAACTCAGCATAGTTTTTATAATCGGTTGCCGCACTCAACTGGAGCGAGCTTTAGTGTAGATGCGTTAAGGTACACTGGGTTACCTCATGAACGTCAAATCAGATTAGGTATCGAGGGGGTTTCACAACGCTTGCGGGCTTTTGTCAATAAGCCTATCACATATGATGATTTGCTACGATGTACATTATGGCTCAATCAATCTGGTAAAAGTGTTAGGTGGTTTTTAATCGCTGGCTTGCCGACAGAAGAATGTGCCGATTGGGAAGAGCTAAAAGATATAATCCAGCACTGGAAACGGGTGTGCAAGAAGGGCGTTTTGGAATTAAGCTTTACTGCATGGTGTCCAGACCCAGCCACCCCATTAGCAGCGTGGCCGATTAATGATGATTATTGGGGAAAGTTTGTTGATTTTAAAGAATGGTTTTTTAATGGCAATGGCTGGAGCAATCGAATTAAGCTTTATAATCCTTCACAACCAAAGGCAAGGGCAAAAAAAGCCTGTCTTTCAATGTGTGCATCAGAGAGCGAAGTGTATAGCGGCAGCTTAGCACAAGGTACAATTTACGGTAAAAATAGTATTGTACAATACCCTTTTGTAAGGCAAAGGGATAAGGTGATACAAAAAATGGCAAAGAAGTATTAAGCACTTCTAAGACTAACAACGATTTGTATTTTCTCTGCCTGTGAGTTAGATGGTTTAGGCGGCTTGACAGCGGGCATTGGGGTTGTAGTCTTTTAGGTTCTATTGCAAGCGTTCACTCTATTCAAGTCTGAATACTATATCTTAGCAAACATTTTTGTCAAATTCTTTTTAGCGCCAAAGCAGAATAACTTATTGACAATACTATTGTATAGTGTTATGGGACATTGGTAATATGTTTGTATATACAAATAATGAGGGGATATATGCTAACACCAGAATTAATAGCACAAAGTTACACAGAAGCGCAAATCAATGCCAAAATTGAACAATATCAAACAGCGTTAGATAATGCTATCGGGGCAAAAAAGCTTGTTTTCGATTCAGGGCAGGGCGAACAGGAAGTTACATATCAGGATATTGCACAAATTCAGGAACAATTAGCGCTTTGGATGGAAGCTAAGATGATAAAAACCGGTGGTACTGTTTCTGGCGCAAGATTTATTACTCTGGAGTATAATTGATGGGATTCTTTGATTTTTTTAAAACACGAGACACCAATAAGACACTTGCGCAAGAGCAAATTAAGTTGCAAATTGAGGCGACAAGGGCACAAGCGCGTGTTTTTGAAGCTTTGGGAAGAATCGGGGAGACGCAGACCCTTAATGAGAAGCTTTATGGGCCAAGAAAAAACGGGGACTGGACAGAGGCCGATCTTGCGTATGCACGTGAGGCTTCAAGATATGCTTATTATCAATCAGGGTTAGGTAAATCAATTATCGACAGGACGAACGATCTTGTCATAGGCTCTGGCCTTGAATTAGAGTCAAGCCCAATGTGGCGAATCATTGATCCGGAAAATAAGATATCAGAAGAGGAAAGAAACCAATGGATACAATACCACGAGGCAAGATTTAGGCTTTGGGCACAGTCAAAACAGGTGGATTATTTAGAAGAAAGAAATTTTGGAGAGTTGACAGAAGCAGCCTTTTTTAATTACCTTGTTTTTGGAGAGGTCTTAATTTTATTGAGATACAAGAGACTTTCTGCGACTAAAAAGAATTCTCTTTCAGCCCAAATCATACCGTCAGAACAACTTGACGGTGGGGGCGTACCACAAAAAAATAATATCATTGTTGACAGTATAGAATACAATCCGTTTGGTAAAATGCGAGCGGCATGGATACGCCCGTTTTCAGAAAAATATGGTAAGCAGTCCACCGCAATCCGTTATCCTGTTTTTAGTCCAAATAACAGAATACCTGGTGTGTTATTTCACTATAACAAAGCATTTGAAACCCATCGGCGCGGGACTCCTCTATTGACTTTTGCGATGCCACAATTAACAATGCTGGCGGATTATTTGCACTTTGAATTACAGTCAGTTGTGTTAAATAGCTTGATTGCAGCATGGGTAAAACCACCGGATAATATGGCAAGCAAAGCTGTGTTTGGGGGTCCCAAAAGAAAAACAGACACAAGCGATGTTCAGCCAACAAATACAACCGATTATAATTTAGCTATAGAAAAAATCGGTATAAATAAAAAAAGTGTAATAGTTGATCAATTACCAGCTGGTCATTCAATCGAAAGCTATGACACTAAACGCCCGACACCTGCATTCGAACAATTCTACACAGCGATGAAAAGAGATGTTGCATCACAATGCCATTTGTCTTTATCAGTGGTGGAATATCTATTTACCAATACATATACAGCTGCAAGAGGAGAGTTGCTTGTTTTATGGCTTCACGTGATGAAAGAGCGTAAAAAGTTTGGAGATTCCTTTGTAGGTATGATCCATAAGGCTTGGTTTTATGAAGAGGTTAGAAGGGGGAAGCTTGTAGTATCCGATTGGGATAATGAAGAGATACGTGAGGCTTGGACTAGAGCAACATGGAAGGGCAGCGCAAGGCCTGATATTGATCCACTTAGGACAGCTAAGGGCAATCAGCTAAACCATGAAATGGGATATACGACAGGCAAGGCTATTGCATCAGAACAAAATGGCTCTGATTATATCGAAAATCTTGAGTCTCTTGCCTCAGAACTTAACGGTCTTGCAGGTGCAAGGCAAAAATATGATAAACTTGGGAAAAAGACTACCGAAGGAGGAGGCTTAAGTAATGCCTAAAAAAATTATTATGTCTGGTGATGTTGGCTGGGAAATTGCAGCAGCAAATATCAGGGAAGAGTTGATAGCGGCGAATGGTGACGACCTTGAAATAGAAGTCTCAAGTCCAGGCGGGTCGGTCTATGAAGGATTTGAGATATATAATTTATTAAGCCAGTACAAAAAGGAATATCCATCCGCGCAGATTACTTTTATCATAATGTCAAGGGCAATGAGTTCGATGGCTTATATTGCCACATTGCCATTTGCACATATCAAAGCATATGACAATGCTGTATATATGATCCATAACCCCTGGACAGTTGCATTGGGTGATTATAGGGAATTCCGCAAAACAGCCGAAGTATTAGAAGGGCTTGCAGGGCTTTATGTGGCATCCCATGCAAAAAAATGTGGAAAAAGCATTGCAGACACAAAAGCGCTGTTAGACGCTGAAACCTATTTTTTCGGCCAAGAGATTATAGATGCTGGCTTCGCTGATGAGTTAATAAAGACTCAATCTGCTAAAGGTGATGACGACGAAGAAGATGAAGAAGCTTTTGATAAATCAAAGGTATTAGCATCTGCAAAAGTACAATACCATGCAGTCATGGAAAAAATCAAAAGAGAAGGGCAACAAGCTGATATCAAAGCGTTAGAAAAATATGTATCAGTTAATAATAAAACAACAAACATAGAACCACAACAGCAGGAGCAAACTATGGATTTAAAAGAATTACAAGCAAAGCACCCAGAACTTTATGAGGCGGCTGTAGCAAATGGGCGTGCTTTGGAAAAAGAAAGTGCATCTAATGCAACAGACCTTGATGAAACAATAGCGGCTGCAAAAGATGCTGAAAGAGAGAGAGTGAAAGCTCTAATGGCTTTAAAAGCTGATGAACAGTATGAGGGCTTAGATGAAGTATCTGCTCTTATTGATGAGGCAGTCCTGTCAGGCAAAACAGCCTATGATATTAAGGGAGCGATCGCTGATATTGTGCTCGCAAAATTCAAAGATATTCAGCTTGGAGCGCCTTTTGGCCTGAAAAAAGAGGATCAACAAGGACATTATGATACCGGCACATATGAAGCATAAGGAGTAAAAGATGGAAACAAGTGTATTTACAAATAATTATGAGTATCCCGGCTTCCATGAAAGACAGTTAAGCAATTATCAGGTAGAGGTGTTTAACTTTCTGGGGCGCAAAGCATTGTTTTATGAAATCGTTGCATTGCCAACATATGCAGCAACAATTTTAGGGAGTTCCAGCATTAGTTTTGTTGACGGTAGTCCATCTACAATTACAGATACAGGCTCCGGTTTTGTCACTGCCGGTTTTGCTGCTGGCGATACAATCAGGGTCACCGGTACTACAAATAATAATGTTTATCGTACCATTGCCACAGTTGCAGCCGGCGCTTTGACACTTGCATCCGGTGAGGCATTAACTGATGAAGCCTCAACAAGTGCAAGGATAACCGCTGTACAGGGTAAGCTCTTAATAGGTGAGGTCAGGGATTTTGATGGCATAGCTGATGGCGCAAGAGGGCGGATAAAAGCTCTTGACTTGAACCGTGTGCTCAGGACAGAACAAATTGCAGCCAGTCAGACCTTTACAGCAGGCAAGAAAATCTATTTCAGCCCTGGTCTCGATTCAGCAGCAGGTGTCTTTAGAGATAGCGCAGACGCTATAGGGGATATCGAATGCGGAATAATTGAATCATCCGGTACAGATTCGGTCTCGTTTATCCTTTATCATCCCGCACAATATATCATTAAAACATCGTAAGGAGTTTAATCAATGGCGAAGATAATTAGCAGAGAAACCTTAAAAGCAGACGGGTATAAACCGGCAGCACCGGTTATGGTCGCTGAATCTATATTGGGAAAAGATTATGCAGGTATTAGCCAAGCGGATGCTTTTAAATTTATAAATAGTGCCCGTCCTTTATCGTCTAACAAGACTATAAATGTTAGTGGTAAATATGGGAATGGCTTAGAAGTGCCTGTCCAATGGGCTGATGGCAAGACAATGAATGCGTATGAGAGAATTAAGTTTCTTGGGATTAAGGATAAAATGAACGATCCACAGGCTGCATCCAATACGCTATTGCCGGACTGGGAAAAATTTATTGATGTTTTACGAATAGATTTGACACAGCGGGTTATGACGCTTCCCACAGTGAGACAAAAGATTTATAGAGAAATCTTTATGCCTGGCGCTGACAGAACTATAACACTTCAGGAAATGCTGCCCTGGGTTGTCAAGTTTGAAGAGAATAATGGCGAAGGGCAATCCGTACCTATCGGTAGAATGAGAGGGGGAGGAACTGACTCAGTAACATTCCAGATATTCGCTGCCGGCTGGACACACACTTTACTGGCCGAACTGTTTGCAGGAAAGTTAATGTCAGACTCTATGCTGAATGATGCAGTCGCAAGAGGATATAATCTCAAAAGAGACGACCTTGCTATGCGGCCTGTTTTGGATGCGACATATACAGGTGCAAAAGCGACAGCAGCAGCAACTCAGTCAGATGCTAAACCACAGGAATTGCTTTATTTAACTCTGATGAAGGCGGCCGATGATTTGGGTAAAAGAAAACATCCCATCACTAAGCGCTATCTTGTACCTACTAATCTAAAAATACTATGCTCTGCTATTGACGCAAGGCGTATTGTACAGGTTATAAATGGCTTGCCTTCGACAAGTGAAAGAATATATCCTGCCTTGTCAGAATATACTGAAATCATTACTTATGATGATGAATACCTTGATACAGATACAACTTACGAAGGCTGTACACAGGGAACAATTCATGTACTTGCTCCGAATGATTACATGATGATCCCGATCAAACGTGGCCTGACAGTAGAATCAGATATGCGTCCTGATGTTATGACTCTTACAAGAGAGCAAAAAGCATGGTATTTTGTTGAAACTATTTATAATACTGTGGGTATTGAGAACTTTATCCAGAAGGTAACATTACCAGCATGGCATGCGTAGGGGGTATTGTATGGGTTATGTCGCTTTAAAAAATATCCAGGTGAAAGTAAACAATAGCGCATATAATGTGCGCATGGGTAAGAGTATCCCATCTGATCTTTTGCAATTTTGGGCTACTACACAACAATTAAGCGAGTTAGCTAAGGCAGGGATAATCAAAGATGAACAACTTCCTAAGCCAGATAAGGGCAGCAAATCAACAGATATTAAATAATGGTATTTGCTGGGATGCAGTGTTGACGATCAAATCTGGGGCTGAATATGAAATACAAGTGTTTAGCCCTGATATTGGTCTTGATATTAATCCTGACACAGGTTTAGCACTTGTTGGTCGCAGAATTTCAGCGTCTTTTCGGATAGATGATATTGCATTATCAGATATACCAAATGCAAAAATAAAATTCACCTCTTTTGACGAGGAAATAGAGGGAGTGTTGAAAAACCCTATGTATGATCGTTCTTTGGGTTTTGTAACTGCCTCTGTTAGACTTATACAGGTATTATAATGACAGCGACTTCCATGCCGTTATGGGTAACAGCACAAAATGCGATTGTTAGCGCTCTGCAGGATGTATCGACAAGAGATGCAGCTATTAATCCGGCGTTAGCGTTTGATGTTGCAAAAAATCTTTATATTCCGCAAATCATGGAAATTACCAATAAGGCTTTGGTGAATGTAAGGATAGCCTCCATCACTGCAGATACTAAGACAGCAGTCTATGCTCATAAACAAAACAGGGTTACATTTAATTGTGATTTGTATTGTTTAGGTGCAAATACCGACGATGGAATCAATATAATACCATCCGATGAGAATGCAATCGCAAGACTACATTATTTAACAGCACAAGTGGAAGCTGGCTTAACAGATGCAAAGAATAATTTGCTTGGATTAACGAACAGTCAAATTTATCGAAATATTGCGACTGAAATAATATTTTTTGATGTTGAGGTATTGAGACAATCAACATTTACCTATGCACCAGCCCGAATCAGCTTAGATGCTATTATAATTCAAGAGGTGTTGGATTCCAATGAATATCCAACCCTTGAAAGAATAGGCATTACTCCACAGCAGATTGAAGGCTGGAGTATTATCTATACATATTAGGAGCTTAATATGGCTATAAGTTTTACACAAATAAGCCCAAATGACAGGGCGTCCTCCCTAAAAATCGAGTTTGAAGGGCGCAGGAGGTCTTTTGCTGGCTTTTACATACCACCTACAATCGGCATATTAGGGCAGTATAATGCTGGGAAAACCCCTACTGATTATGCTCCTGTTAAGGTGATTAATGCCGAAAAAGTAGGGGAGTTAGCAGGGTTTGGCAGTCATGCTCACAGGATGGCCTTAGCTATAGCGGCTAAGAATTCTGGTGTCTTTCAGCAGGGCGGCGGTGTTTATTGGTTTCCGATACCGGACGCATCGGGCGCTGTAGCAGCTACACAGACAATTACTGTCACAGGGACAGCTACAAAGGCCGGTACTCTCTATTTTAGTATCGGAGGCGTTCTGGTATCAGTAAATATTGCAAAGGCTGATTCTAATACAGCAGTAGCAACCAAAATCGGCGCTGCTGTAACGGCATTAAGGGATATCGCTGTTACAGCAGGCGTTGCAACCAACGTTGTCACTTTAACCACCAAAACGCTCGGAACAGCAGGCAATGAAGTAAGGATAGTGCAATCACCGGCTGGAGACTCGCAATCTAATAGCGCACCGGAAGGGATCACCATTGCAATAGGCGCTGAATATTTCACAGGGGGGACAGGCACACCTGAAATTAACGATGTTTTCTTTGATGCGAACAGTGAAGATATACTTGGCGATAGATGGTACACAATTTTTGTTCAGCCATATCAGGATGCTACAAATATAGCCACTTTCAAGGACGCGATGGAAAAGCGGTTCGAACCGACAATACATAAGCTTTGTGGTGGGGTTATTGGATATGTGAACAAAACATACTCACAGGCACTTGCATTGCCAGCGACTATCAATAGTGAGTTTATTGGACTTGTTTGGGATGATCGCTGTCTTGCGCCTTCGTTTGAGCTTGCGGCTGATTTAGTCGGCCGTATTGCTAAAGAGCAAAACATTGCACCCCCACAGCCTTACAAAACTACAGATATCGGAGTGCCGTTTCTTGCGCAGGACAATTTAAGCCCATCTTATGTTGATGCTCTATTTAGGGCTGGCATGAGTTACTGTAAGGTGTTGGACAGTGGGCAGGCAATATGGGGCGATATCGCTCTGTCATACAGAACTACAGTACTGGGAGCAGATTCAGAAGCGTGGTTTGATTATGTCACGCTGTCTTTAAGGCAGGCCAAAGCATATAGCTTTGATCAAATCTTTTTAGCAGCGCCTTATAATCGTGGAGTTACAGTTGACAATGATAATCCAACAACTCAATCTTTTGCTATTAAGCCTAAAGATATTGTAGCCGATATAACTAAGCTGGTGAACGAATTATGGATACCTTATGCATGGTCAAAAAATGCTAATGCGATTATAGAGTCAATTTCTGCTCAAATTAATGCTGCAAATCAGTCCAGAATTGATGCTGAGGTGATGGATGATGAAGCAAAAGCATTGAGAATAATTGCTCTTAAATATGCTTATTTATATTAGGAGGCTATGATGTCAACAAATTTAGGTGTAGTAGGTGGAGTTAATGAGTTAAAATGGGGTGGCTTACCTCTTTATCCCGTGATGGATGCGGAGCCTGAATTTAAGCTCAGCAGTAAAGAATATACTGCTAACAAGTCAGGCGGAGGAGCTAAGTATGCTACTCAGCAGCATGTATTGTCATATTTTAAGGTGGATATAGTAGTAACCACTGAAATTTTGAATAATCTTGTAAAATTACAGGATGGAGTTTCTCGGTCTGGGACAGCCACACTTGGTAACGGTGATGTGCTATCACTGGATTGCATTATTACCGATGAGCTTGTGGCAAGAAACGGGACTCTGACGCTATCGTTAGAAGGTGATGTTATAAAGCAATAAGGGATAAAAAAAATGGATAAACAGGAAGCAATAGACAAAATAAAGCAATGGGCAGATGTTCTGGAAGCCGATATTGATGCGCAATATTTTGAGGGCGTTATTGAGCAGCTTACAATGCCTGTTAAAAATGGGCGGCTTGATTTTAATCCTGAAAATTTTTCGTTTAAATACAAGCTCTTCTGCCCTATTGAAAAAGCAGACGGAGAAACAATTGAGCTTGTAGATATCAAAGAGATATCGCTCAATGAAACCAAGTCAATCCAGAATTTTAAAAAAGGGCAGCAGATTGATGCGTCAATGGCTTTGCTGGCTAAAGTATGTGGGATTGAAATGGGATTTGCAGGGCGTTTAAGAAATAGGGATATAGCGGTAATTAATGCCGTTTCTTTGGGTTTTTTCGTCCGACAATCTCAGGGCAGCGAGGGGTAGCACTTGAGATTGATTTTGAGACACAGATTGAAATTGTAGCAAAGCTCGGGCGTTGGTATAGAGGCAGCTTGACAATACCGGATATGATGAACATGTGCTGGAATAAGGAAATAAGCACATGGTATGTTGAATATTTAAAGCAGGTAACTGAAGAGCAGATCGTCTCGGAATATATGAATCGTAATAAAGGTAAAAGTCCATCGCCCCATACAGTCAGAATTATGGTGGAAGATAAATTAGGAATTAAGCATGTCTCGTAAATTTGCATTAGAGGCTATCCTATCAATGCAGGATGGCATCACGCGTCCGATGCGGCGCATGTCTCAATCAGTTCATCGCCAGGCGTCCCTAATGGAGCGCTCGGTCAACAGAATTGGGAATGCAATGAAGGACGCTGTAGGCTATCTTGGTGTCGCTGGTATGGGCGGGGCTATATATGGACTCGGTTCTCAATTTCTTGAATTTGACCATAATATCTTTACAGCTGTGTCAAGGATAGAAAACTTTAATGCTGCCTCGTTAGAAGGCCAGCAAATTCTAAAGGCGTTTCGTGATGAAGCAAGGAAAGTGGGCGCAGAGACAGAACATTCAGCAGGGCAAGCAGCCGCCGGCTTAGCATTTTTTACAAAAGCGGGTTACAAAGCACAGCAATCGATGGCGTTGCTCGCTGATACAGCCGATTTAGCATCAGGTACGGATGTCGAATTTTCAAGGGCAGCCGATATCGCCTCTGATGTTTTGGGTGCTTTTAACAAAACCACAAAGGATTCCGTCCTATTGCAACAGCGCTATAAAAGAGCAATGGACGTGATGGCAAAAGCGACTAACTCGGCGAACCAAAATATGGAAGAACTTTTTGCATCGGTCGTCAAAGGCGCCCCCGCATTTGTCGGTGCTGGTCAAAGCATGGAGACTTTTGCAGCTATGACGGCTCTTTTGGCTGATGCCGGAATAAAGGGGGAGGAGGCAGGTACGGGTTTGAAAACTGGTATAATAAGATTGCAAGCCCCTGCGTCTGAAGGCTCAAAAGCATTAAGGCGACTCGGCATAGAGATGTTTGATTCTTCTGGAAAAGCAAGGAATTTAGCAGAGGTTTTGCAGGAAGCTGCCCCTGTTTTGGCGGAGTTATCCAATAAACAGCGGGCTTTTGCAATGAATGCTATTTTCGGCAAACACCACTTCTCTAAATGGACTGTTTTATTGCAAAGAGCCGCCACCCCAGCCATGCAGGAAATGGTCGACAAGATAAAAGATAGCGAAGGCGCTCTAAAAAACATGGCTAATATAATGCGGATGTCCTTTAGGAATCAATTAAAGGTGATGATATCCTCAATTATTGATCACGTCATACGGTTTGCTGAAGTTTTCCGAAAACAGGGCAAATCCGGCATACAATCGCTAACGGAATCTATTCGGGCGTTAGCCCCTCATGTTGAAAGTTTTGCGTTATTTATGCGTGAATACGGCGCCGGCTTTGGGACGCTTATTGGGCTAATGCTAACATATCAAACTCTTGTTATAACTAATACATTACTTACAAAAGGCTTTGTGCTTGCGCTTGGTGCATGGCATACAATCATATCTGTTCTGACAATTGCACAAGCTCTGTGGAATGCGACTATGTTAGCTAATCCTATCGGCCTGATTATAGCTGCTGTAGCGACTTTGTCCTACCTTGCTCTTATGCTTTATCGAAATTGGGATAATATTATTCAGTTTTTAACTGATATGTGGCATGGGCCTGTTAGGTCGGTTGGTGCTTTTATTTTAAAAATAATTGAGCTCATTGGAAGAATTACAGGGCTCAAGACTGTTTGGGATGCTACAGTCGGTGGTCTTAAGGGAATTGGAAACTATTTTTTTGACTCGTCAGAAGAGGGAGCGACTAAACAGCAGGCTTTAACTGGGGGAACTGGTCAATATATGTCCCCAGAATCAGAAGGGATGGCCAGAGATAGAAAATCAACTGTGGACGTTAATTTAAACAACACGCCTTTGGGAACAACGATAAAAAGCACGGGCGACCACATTCCTGAAATTAATATCGCACTGGGAGCAAATCCGGCATGAGTTTTCGTGAGAGATTGAGGGAAGGTAAATATATTGCACCATCAGGGTTAGATATCGTTTTTTATTACGATACACTTGAAAGGGTGACAGATCGCAAGCACGCTATTTCGGAACTTATTAATAGTAATGAGTCAATAGCTCAGGATTTTGGGCTTTTCTCTGAAACTTATGATCTGCCAGTATATTTTATCGGTGAAGATTATGATTTAAGCGCTGATAGTTTTTATCAAATGCTGTCAGAAAAGTATTCACAAGAAAATCCTGGTTACTTAATACATCCGCGCTGGGGTAATATTCCAGTCATCCCAATCACTTTTAAGCAGTCAGAAAACTTTGTGAGCAATGCCCAGATTGCAAAGTTTGAGGTTGTGCTTAAAAAAGTATGGCCTTCGCAATATCCCGTGTTAGCCGAAAATCAGGGAGCGGAAATAGTATCCCTTATAGAAGCCCATCAAATTACAGATACACACCAGCCTGATTTTATTTCCCAGCTTAATGTTAATCGTGAGACAGCCCCTAATATTGCAAATAAACTTGGCCAAACGTTTACCATTGTTAAAAATTCCATGTTATCAATTTTTGATGGTGTGGGCGATGCTGCTCAAGAGACAATAGACTCTCTGTTAGACAATGAAAACAACATGTCAGGCTATATAGATGATATAGGAAGCAATTTATACAATGCGTTAAGTACAATTCAAAAATCAATGCGATTACCAAATGAGATAACTTCAACATTAAAACAAAAAATAGCTGGTTATACTGATATGATAGCCGATATTATTTCGTTGTTGCCTGACGATAACGATAATGATAATATTTTAAAAACAGCGTCTCTTTGTTTTGCGGTCATGGCACTGGCCGAAAGTAATTTATCTATAGACCTACAGACAAGGACTGAGAGTCTATATGTGATTGACAAAACACAGGAACAATTACAAAAGGTGATTGCCCTTAGCATTGATCACGATTATATTTCTGCGGCATATGGCACAGTAGCAAAACTTGTGAATATGTTATTGCTGACTATGTATGACCTGCGTTTAGAGAAACGCAAAGTCCTGACAATTGATTCCAATGCCATTGAACTTGTGTTTAACGAAACAGGCAATCTTGATTCGTTAGATGAATTTATTGCAAATAATAACATGGTTAACGATCATTTCTTAAATCTCCCAGCGGGTACTGAGGTCGTTTTTTATGGCTAATATAACTATTGAAGTCGATAATAAAAAATTTGATGGGTGGACAGGTGTGGCAGCGACCCAGAATCTTGAAAATGTGGCTGACGCTTTTTCTTTTTCTGCGCCCTTTGGACATGGTAGTATTGCGGATACCTCTTTGTTGCCAGGTCAATATCAAAAATGCAAATTATTGATTGACGGCGAGTTATATATTGCAGGAGAGGCTATCAAGCACACGCCAGTCGGTATTGAGGGCGGCGGGAATCAAATGGATGTTCAGGTCAGATCTTTTCCGGGCGCTTTGGTGGATTGCTGCACATTAGATGATCAGCTTGACTATTCGTTTATGACTCTTAAACAAATCACCGAAAGACTTATAAAGCCGTTTGGGATTAAAGCAAAATTTCCTGACGGAGATAGCCAGCCATTTGACGAAGTTAATAGAGGGATAGACCAGAAGGTCTTTGCTTTAATCGGTCAATTAGCACAACAAGCGGGTTTTCTGGTCTCAACTGACAGCGACATGAATAGCCTCTCTTTTGTCAGAGCTAACACAAAACAAAAGCCGATTGCATCTCTTAGGCAGGGGGAGCAGCCACTTATAAAGGTGACAACTGATTTTGACTCAACAAAACGGTTTTCTGATTTTGTTGTGATGACTCAATCGCTTGGCGCTGTAGAACAGAGTGATGTCCTGAAAGATAAGACTGTGAGCGCCTATAGACCACTCGTGTTTGTAGCTGATGAGTCATCCCAAGACAATCTGTCAGATGTTTTGAAATGGAAAAAATCAAGAACGATGTCCTCATTTATAGATATCTCCGTGCAGGTCGCAGGCTGGAGAGCACCCAATGGCGAAATATGGCGCAAAAACAAGCTGGTAAGTGTTTACGCTCCGCTTAGTTGTATATACAAACAAACTACTTTTCTGATATCCAGCGTTAGTTTACAACAAGGGGCTTCTGAGCATAAGGCGGATTTAGGGCTTGTTCTACCCGTAGCTTATAATCCTGATTATAAACAAGATATATTTTGGAGACCATGATGCAAATTGTAAAAATTATTTCAACTGTGTTTAAACGTGGGAGAACAGCGTTTGGGAAATCCCTTATGGGTAAGTTTGTAGGATATGGCGGGCGGACATTACAAGGCGAAATATATCATACGCCCGGAGTCTTTGGTCGGCCGGACATTACTGGTAAGGTTATTGGAGTGATAAGTCAAACGGGCGGATTGAATATAATTGTATGTGCACATGATTATAGTTATGATAAGGACATTAAAGAGGGTGAAACAGTAGTCTATTCTATGGTTAATGGTGAAATTAAGGCTACGTTACACTTGGATCAAAATGGGCAAATCATTATAAATGAAGGGACTGATTATGCAGTCGCTTTTGAGGATCTAAAGAGAGAATTTAATGAACTTAAAGAAAAATATAATGCGCATGTACATGGTGGAATATCACCAGGTGGCGCTTCAACAGCCACCACATCAGCGCCCAGCACTGCTAATATTGACACTGCAAAAGTAGATAAGGTTAGATTGCCATGAGTTATCAAGGTGATATATTATTGCAATTAGATAGTGATTCAGGGCTCTTTGATATAGGTTATAGCTCTGATAATTATCTCGATATAACTATGACGGATGGCCTGGAAAGTCTTGTTCTTTTAGCCGTTTTTGGTGAAAAGAACTGGCAAAATGCAATTGAGGAAAAAGAAGCAGCCAGATTTATTTCAACTTTTCCTGATGTTATAGCTCGTGGGACTGTTAGTGATAGGACTAAAAACGATGGTACACAGGCGATTCAAACCTCTTTACAGTTCCTTATTAACGATGGGATTGCTCAAAAGATAGTAGTCACAGGAGTAATCCTAAACGTATTCGGTATCGGCTGGCAGGTGGAAATATATAGAAAACAATATGATGAAGCGCTACGCTATAATATTTTGTGGGAAAATCAAATATTAAGGTTTAAAAAATGAACACTATACCTTCGATTGCGGAAATAAGAGATAGAATTCTTTCAGATGTTGAATCAACTACAGGGCGCACCGTCCCTGTAGCAAATAAGAGAGTGATAAGAGCTATTGCAGGGGGGCTGGCGGGCGTATCTTATCTTATGTACCATGCGTTAAAATGGGTATATTATCAGATATTTCCACAGAAAGCAGACGAGGAAGCGCTGAGATGGCTTGGAGAGATCGTTGGGATATATCAAGTGGAAGCTGTCCATGCAGAAATCTATTGTGATATCACGGGCACTACAGGGCAATTTGTGCAGCAGGGTTGGACATTTACTGCTGACAATAGTTTGATTTATCAAGTGCAGGCGTCAGTTGAAATTGTGGCTGGCGTTGCTTCTGATGTGATTCTAAAATGCCTTAGTGCAGGGGAAAACGGCAATCTTGAAAATGATTCTATTTTAAATGCTACGGCTGGACATTCTGCAATAGACG